GCACGCTGCCATGGGATTTGTGATTGTTCCATCTCAACCGTTTGGATACAATTATCTTGGTGGTAAACTACTGGCGCTCCTGTGTTGCTCTCATTTTGCCCGTGAGACCCTGAACGAAGTGTTCGAGAAGGAGATTGCTCTGTTTGAAACAACGTCTCTCTACGGGTCTGCTACCAGTGCCTCACAGTATGATGGTCTCAAACCATTCATGAGATACAAAGGACTGACTGAAAGTAAGTTCTTACCACTGATGCATGACAAGCAGTTTCACAAACTTCACAATGAGTTCACGAGACTGAATGACAATACACCTTTGACTGACAATAAAGCATCATCTAAGAAGATGAAGCGACAAACAAAGATGATCTCTATCATTAAGAATTCTCTTCATGATCAAGATAAGTTGACTCACTTCAACGATGTCATCAAGACTGCTTTTGGTCTGACACAGAAGAAACGTTTCTACATCTCAGACTATGGGTATGAGAATGTGCGTGAAGTTATTCTTGGTGAGCAGGACACTCTTCGTCCTGGTCAGAACTTTGATAAGTTCTACCTTGAGAACATCATCAAGTGGTGGAAGAAGAAAGCAACTAAGAGATATGAAAAACTAAAAGAAGAAGGAAGGTTCCGCAAGAAAGTAGAACTCTGGACTGAAGACGATCACATTCAAATTATACGATGACATACGAATTGAAAGACTGGTTGAACTCAATCAACATGAACAAGAAGAATCTTCTTAATGATGATCCTACAGCAAAATATCCTGCATACATTGTCAATCGATGTATGTCTGGTCATCTGGACACGGTTCTGTTTGCTAATGAAATGAACAAGGTTCCAAACCTAGATCCAAAATTGCAATATTCATTTTTGCTAAATAGTGTGAGGAAAAGGAAGAGATTTTCTCCCTGGCTCCGCAAAGATGAAATCAGAGATTTGGATTTAGTGAAACGTTATTATGGTTATAGTAACGAAAAAGCAAAGCAGGCTCTGAGCATCTTAACCAAAGAACAATTGTCATTTATTAAATCTAAATTTGAGACCGGAGGAAAAAGATGATTAGTGAACCTGAGGTCAAGTGGTCAGCTGACCAAATGATCGAAGTTACCTTGAATGAACCGGATGATTTTCTCAAGGTTCGTGAAACTCTGACGAGAATTGGAGTCGCATCCCGAAAGGAGAAAAAGATCTACCAGTCCTGTCATATTCTACACAAACAGGGAAGGTACTACATCGTACACTTTAAGGAACTGTTTGCCCTAGATGGTAAACATGCTAACCTGACAGTGAATGATGTTCAGAGACGTAACAGAATTATTCAACTACTTTGTGACTGGGGTTTGGTAACAGTTATCAATCCTGAAAATGTTACTGATATTGCACCACTCAATCAAATCAAAGTTCTTGCCTATAAAGAAAAGAACGAATGGATTCTTGAGACCAAGTATAATATTGGTAAAAAGAAAAAAGTAGAAGCAACCGAATAACTTTAATACGGAAAACCCTTATTAAAATTTAAGCGGTTATTGTTAAATAGTAGTGTACGCCGTAAGGGTACACAAAACACAAACTCGCTTTTAAAGGAGCTAAGAACCATGGGTGACATCACCACATATCGTGCTGCAGACTTGCCATCTTTGCTAGATCGTATAAATAGGCATAGCATTGGTATGGATGAATACTTTTCTCGTCTGTTTAATCAGCACGAAACAACGACAAACTATCCTCCATACAACCTAGTTCAGGTCAGCAACGTGGAATCCCGACTTGAACTCGCACTTGCAGGTTTTAAGAAGGAAGAAGTAAATGTCTACACCGAATACGGAAAACTTTTTGTCGAGGGACAAAGAGAAGATAAACAGTCAGAAGAAACATACGTCCATCGAGGAATGGCTCAACGATCTTTCACTAGATCATGGACCCTCAGTGACGAGACGGAAGTTAGATCAGTTAGCTTTGAGGATGGGTTGCTGATAGTCACACTGGGTAAAGTTGTTCCTGAGCATCACGCTAGAAAAGATTATCTCTAAATAAAACTGAATATCGTCGCCGCATACGGGAGGCAACTGGCAAAAACCAGTTGACGCCTCCCTTTTTTCTTGGTATAATAACTGGAGGTAAAAACTGATCATGAGCATTCAACTGGCATTACTGAAGTCTGGCGAAGAAGTCATTGCAGACATTAAAGAATTCAGAGATTCTGAAGATAAGTTGGTTTCTTATTTGTTCTCTAATCCTTACGCACTGAAAATTAAGAAACCTCAGGTTTTGATGGAAGGAGCAGAGAAACCAAAACCTGAGATTGTCTACCATAGGTGGATGCCCCTATCAAAGGATACTGATATTATTGTAAATAGAGATTGGATCGTTTGTATTACTGATCCACTTCCCGAACTTATGGAAACTTTCACGGAGACAATGAATGGAAGAAACCAATCTTTCAACGGACGAGATGATGCTACCGCCGGATCAAATGGACGACTCAGAGCCGACGGTGCAGATTCTGTACCTAATGAACAAACTACTCTTAGTGAGTGAGGTGGAATCGGTAGTTGCAGATATTGGACAACCTGACTGCAAACTTACTAAACCCTGCCTGTTTGAAAATGGAGAACTCACACCTTGGTTATCTGATGTATCAGATGATAAAGTTGTTATGATGAGTTCTGATAAAATACTGACACTGGTTGAACCTAACCAAACCCTACTTGATGATTACGAGTCACTGACTAAATGAGATTCTACACAAATGTCTATCAACGTTTTAATGAAATCCTGGTGCGAGGATATGAAGATGGCAAGCACTTTTCATACAAAGAAACATTCCACCCAACTTTCTTTGTCCCATCCAAAAAGGAAACAAAATATAAAACACTTGATGGCAAGTGTGTAGAACCAGTAAAACCTGGCACAATCAAAGATTGTAAGGACTTTACAGAAAAGTATAAAGATGTAGAAGGATTTGCCATCTATGGTAATGATCGATATGTTGCACAATACATTTCTGAAAAGTATCCTGAAGATGAGATCAAGTTTGATCTGACCAAAATTAAACTGTTCACGATTGACATTGAGGTTGCTGCTGAAAGTGGTTTCCCCGATGTCTTTAATGTTGCAGAGGAACTGCTTGCAATCACATTGCAGGACTATGCAACCAAACAGATCATCTGTTTTGCATCTCGCCCATTCAACAACACCCGTAAGGATGTCCAGTATGTGCAGTGCTACGATGAGTATGATCTCATCAACCGTTTCCTAGACTGGTGGCAAACAGAGCAACCTGAGGTCATCACAGGGTGGAATTGTGAACTGTATGATATTCCTTATATCGTAAGACGCATTGAGCGTTTGATGGGTGAGAAGGTGATGAGGAAGTTGTCCCCCTGGAACAATGTTCGCACTCGTGAGATTCAGATGCATGGTCGTACACAGTTGAGTTGCGAACTTGCAGGTATCACAGTTATTGATTACCTTGACTTGTATAAGAAGTTTACCTATACTAATCAAGAGTCTTATCGCCTAGATCACATTGCGTTTGTAGAACTGGGCGAGCGTAAGTTGGATCACTCGGAGTTTGATACCTTCAAGGATTTCTATACAGGTAACTGGCAGAAGTTTATTGAATACAATATCCGAGATGTGGAACTTGTTGACCGTATGGAAGACAAGATGAAACTGATTGAACTTGCGTTGACTATGGCGTTTGACGCCAAGGTAAACTTTGCAGATGTTTTCTTTCAGGTACGCACTTGGGATGCTATCATTTATAACTATTTAAAGAAGAAGAATATAGTCATCCCTCCGAAAGAGAGATCTGAAAAAGATTCACAGTACGCGGGGGCGTATGTCAAGGAACCGATTCCGGGAAAGTATGATTGGGTGGTCTCTTTTGACCTTAACAGTCTGTATCCTCATCTTATCATGCAATATAATATCTCCCCGGAGACCCTCCTCGATGAACGACATCCATCGACTACGGTTGATCGAATCCTTAATCAGGAAATAACATTTGAGATGTATAAGGATTGTGCGGTATGCGCTAATGGTGCAATGTATCGCAAGGATGTAAAAGGGTTCTTGCCCGAGTTGATGGAGAAGATGTATGGAGACCGTGTTATCTTCAAAAAGAAGATGCTCGCTGCCAAGCAGCAGTACGAGAAGACGCCTACTAAAGCACTTGAGAAAGAAATCGCTAGATGCAACAACATTCAAATGGCGAAGAAGATTTCTCTTAACTCTGCTTATGGTGCTATTGGTAATCAATACTTCAGGTATTTCAAACTAGCAAATGCAGAAGCGATCACTCTGTCTGGTCAGGTATCAATTCGTTGGATTGAGAATCGCATGAACAAACGTCTGAACAAAATTTTGAAAACGGAGAATACTGATTATGTTATTGCTTCAGATACTGATTCCATTTATCTTAATTTGGGTCCTTTTGTTGACTGGGTATTCAAAGGCAGAGAGAAAACTTCTGAAGTCGTTGTTGACTTCCTTAACAAGGTCTGTGAAGTGGAATTTGAACCTTATATTGAAAGTTCTTACCAAGCGTTGGCGGACTATGTGAATGCCTATGATCAGAAGATGCAGATGAAGCGAGAGAACATCGCTGACCGTGGCATCTGGACTGCTAAGAAGCGATACATCTTGAACGTCTGGGACAGTGAAGGTGTGCGCTATGCAGAACCTAAACTGAAGATCATGGGTATCGAAGCAGTGAAGTCATCTACACCTGCTCCCTGTCGTCAGATGATTAAGGATGGTTTGAAACTGGTCATGAGTGGTACAGAGGATGAAGTAATTGATTTCATTGAGAAATCTCGTAAAGACTTTAGAGCGTTGCCACCTGAAGAAATATCTTTCCCTAGGTCTGTTTCTAATGTTGTTAAGTATAAAGGTGCTAATACAATCTATGCAAAGGGAACACCGATGCATGTCAGAGGTGCCCTGTTGTTTAACTTCTATATAAAAGAGCGTGGTTTGGATAAGAAGTACGCCTCCATTCAAAATGGCGAGAAGATTAAATTCTGCTATCTTAAAAATCCAAATCCGACTAGAGAGAATGTAATATCATTCATTCAAGATTTTCCTAAGGAACTTGATCTTGAAAGATTTATTGATTATGAAATGCAGTTTAACAAGGCCTTCTTGGAACCAGTTAAAACAATTCTTGATGCGATTGGATGGTCAGTAGAAAGAAAAGTTAGTCTGGAGAGTTTTTTCTCATGAGTTACACTGTTTTGTGGTCAAAGCAAGGTCCGGGAGATCTTTCTCCTAGGCAGGAAAGAAAAGAGTTTGAGAGTGAATATCAAGCAAATTGGTTTGCAAATTATTTGAAAAAGAGTTATAATTGGGTCATCTGTGTTGAATCTAAAAACCTTAAGGAGAATTAAATTGGAACTACCAATCAATGACAAAGAACTTGCTACTATTGTCAGTGCAATGCGTC